TGCCATATTATTTCCTGCTCTTTCTGTCCATAGCTATAATCTTATTTGCTATTTCAAGAGATTTCTTTTTCATGCTTTCAACATCTTCTTGTGTTTTCTCTCCGCTTCTCTTGTCATCTAATAAGTTAAAATTTCTCAGCCATTCTTCTAAAGACATTTTGGAACTGCCTCTCTTACCAACTGGTTGCATCAAATACATCATCCATCCTAAATATGCTTGTCTTCTCATGGCTTCTCGCAGCTCTTCATATTTCATGTTTGCTGATAGTTTAACCAATCTAACAAACCTAGCATATGGTATCTTTAACAACTGCTCATCAGAAAGTTTATATCTTTCTTGAACTAAGTCGACATTTCTTTCGAAAGCTTCTTGAACATTGGAGCTTTCAACAGCTTTATTACTCTGTCGAAAAAAGCCTTAACGTCCACATGCTCTACCAGCGCTTCTATTATTTCAACTTCTGACCCCATTGGAAATTTATCAGGATCGTCAAGTTCTTCTCTCTTAATTCCAAGAATATCAGCAAAAAAGTCCATTATTTGTTTTTCAGCATAAGGAAAACCAACTAGCAATAGACCAGCTACAACTTCTCCACTTAAATCCATTTTGCCAATTTCTTTCCCCATGCCTGCTGCTCCAACGGCTAAAATCCTTGCAAGCTTAAAAGTGTCTCTTATCCCAAGTCTTCGAATATGATATTCTCTACCATTTATAGTTACAGTTGAACCTTCATTTAAAAAAGCATCAACTCCATCACTTTCATTTTTTAAATTTTTATCTTTATTTTTTTCTTCAACCATTTAAAATCTCTCCTTTTATTAAATTATGCTAACTTCTAGGATATTTTATGAGCCAAGGTTCTGTATCTGGGTCAGCAGGGTCATAATGACCAGTCCAAACTATTGTTGGTACTGCTTCATCTCTTGGTGCAGTTGAAATAGAAAAGCCTGTATCAGCCAAAGCATTTTTAACTATACAAATTACTGGTTGAGTCTTTCCACTAATATTACCTACAAGAGCTACATTATCTACATAAGAATCGCCATCAATCTGCCCACCAGCTATAGTATCATGTGTAGCTGAATCTCCTGTCTCATAAACATAGCTAATAGTTACGTGTTCGCCGGTAGTTGGAACACCTGCAAGCTTAAAAGTAATTACTCCAGTTGTATAATTAATTGTATAATCATTTTCCTCGCCTTTAGTCTTCAGTACTCCGTCAACATAAACCTTCTCTGAATTTGCTACTACTGGAAAATGAGCTACAGTAAAGCTATCAATTTCTCCAGAACCTTCACCCAAATATTCAGCATCTACTATTTCAGTAGCTTTAGCTTCTTCTGATGAAGCGCCTGCAATCGCCTTCAATAAATTATCTAGTGACAATTCGATTAAATTACAAGTTAATTGCGGCCTAACCTCTACTACTCTTCTTAATCCTTTAGTAGAACCCATTACTCCATCTACTTCTACATCTCTAACAGTTCTATTCAAATTAAATTCATTACCACCTCTAGTTGCTCCAAGTAGACGTTCAGTTGTTAAGCCATAGTTTAAATAAATTGCTCCCGCATCAACCATAATTCTATCTGGGGTATTTGCATTTAGTCCAGTTTTTACTGTCATTTCCTTTCACCTCTCTCTCAAATTCTAAAAAATTATTTTCTAGTCAAATTGTATTTTGAAATATTTGGAATAATATCATCACCACCTCACAATGTTAATAGACTAAATCCTCATTTCTGACAAATCTTAAAGTCCAAAGTGTAACAACGTGCAAAACAAATTCCTCGTCTGGGTCTCTTAAAACTTCGCTTGTTGAATCTAAAAATATTCTAATTCCTTTTGCTTCTTCTCCGTTTAAAGAAAGAGTTTTGCAATCTAAAAGTTTTATCAATCTTCCTTTTGTTTCATATATTGTTTCGGTCAGTCCATTATCAGGTTTGTCCCAAACATCTATTTGTAAATCACAATTAACTATAGCTGGAGTTCCAGCAACAATAGACGGAGTGACAGAAAAAACTATATATGGATAATCTTCCGATCTTCTTGCCAATCCTTCCATAATGTTTGTGTTTCCCATAATTGTGCCTAGCTGCGAATCAGCTTTTAAGTAGTCAAATATTTTGTGATTAATCGCTCTTATTGTTTCCAACCTTTAACCTCCATAATGCCATTGTTCTGTTGCAAATTTTCCTTTTATTTTTGGAGCATATCTTTTAAAAATTACAGATAGCCAAGGACGTGCTGCCATTTTTTTTGTTCCTAGCTCAGTGTATATTCCATGGTCTGCCCATGTTCCAACAAGCAAAGCAATTATACTTGTTCCTTTTTCAACTTTATGCCCAATGCTTCCTTTTAATTCTCCAGAAGCGGTGGCTGGTGGTTCACCTGGCGCACTTGCCTGATGCGTTGATGTTTTCCCTGTTTTATAAATTCTTCCAGTCCCTTTTTTAGAAATAAGCTCTTTAGCATCGTTCACCATAGAATAGCCAAAAGACTCAAGTTCCTTCTCTACTTCAGGGTTCAATTTGTTTAAAAATTTATCTCCCTGCCATATTAGTTTCCATTTCGTTTTTTGAGCCATTTAAAACACTCCTACATTCATACTTCTTTATTATGAACATCTAATAAAACCACCAAAATTTTATCATCGTCAAATCTATTATCAACCAATCTAACATCATAAGTATTTCCACCAAAAATTATTTTGTCTTTTTCTTTAATCCCAAGCTTGTTTGTAAAAAGTTTATATTTAACAGAAATGTTCATTCTCTGATATTCTTCTTTTTCATACCCACTTAGTTGTGCTAAAATTCCTTTAAAAGAAATAGGCGTTTCAGACCAAGTTATTGCTTGCCCATCTGCGCTAGCATCTCCTTCTGTTCTTTGATATAAACTCAAAGTCTTTTTTGGTCCAACAATTTGCATAATTATGCCCTCTTCTTTACAAAAAATCCGTCTAGCATCATTTTAGAATATGGCGACAAATCAGTATAAAAATCTTTTCTCAATCCAGCTACAGAATAATTTTCAACATTGAATGAATCTTCCTTCCACCTGTTGTAAAGATTTTTTACTTCTAGTTTGCAAACAAATTTTAAATTTTCTGGCATATCATCGTCACTGTAACCACGGTCATAAACAACTTTAATATTTTTGTATCTAGCTGGAAGTGTAAAATAAAAATCTATAACTCCGATATCTTCGTGAACTGCATAACTCTCATCATCAACTAAATCTGCATCAGTAAAAGTTTTATCTCCGTCATCATCAATATAAACTAAAACATTTGAAACAGGGTAATCAGCTAAAAATATATCTGTCTTCCCTACTCCAAACCCATCATTTCCATCAAGTATTTCTTCAGCGCTTTCTTCTAAATGAAATTGACGCCCACAGTAATCTTTTACCATTGCGTCTACTGCAGCTAAGAAGCCTTCAACGATAGTTTTATCTTCGTGAGTTGAAGATAGTTCTAAAAAGTTTAAAGCTTCTGCGCTTGATATTATGGTGTTACTCATATTTTACCACCTGTTTTTTTAAAATATCATCGCTGCTGAATTTTTCTAGAGCTTTTAATATAAACATATTCCCTCTTGAAAATTTTTAAACCTCGTTAATCCTTGTGCACCTAAATAAAATAGTAGGGAGTCTTAAGCTACTCCCTAAAGCTTTTTGAGTTTAGTAATACAAAATAGTAACAGTTACTGCGCCAGCTGACATTGCTGCAGTATTTGTCCATTCAGCTGCAATAGTTGTTTCAGCAGTCATTACTTCTACTGCGTTATTATCGTTATTAGTGCCACTAATCATATCAACGTATGTGCCTGCTGTAGAGCCTAAGTCAACTGTGTCAATGTAGTTATCGTAGTTAGTTGCAACTCCAACTTCAAAAGTTGTGGTAGCGTCTCCATCAAAAGTTTCAGTAACTAAAGCAATTACATTCAAAAGCACGCTTCCTGCTGGCAATGTTATCAATTCTTCTACAGTGCCGGTTCCGCCACCAGAACAATCAACTGTTTCCTGATAGACATTGACTAATCCAGTAATTCCATCTAATTGATTAAGTTCTGTTGCATCAGCAGTAACGGTGTCTAAGATATTTAGTTCAGCTGCGGTTGCTGTAACACCAGTCATAATATTCAATTCAGCTGCACTGGAAGTTACAGATGTTCCAGCAATTTCAAATCCACCTACGTCAACTACGTTTAAAGTTCCACCAGTTGCAATCTCTGCATCTCCATCAACATCGAAATTACCAGTCACATCCATGTTGCCAGTTTGGGTAATATTTCCAGTTGAAGTAATATCTCCAGTTATAACAAAATTACCAGTTTGGTCAATATCTCCAACTAAGACAACTTCGTCCTCTGATTCATCCCATAAAAAATAACTTCCTGATGTTGCGCCAAAAAACTGAACATCAAATCCGGAATCATCTTCTCCAATAGTCAGTCCACCTGGAGGAATAGTTGTTCCAATAGATACTTCAACGTTGCTCCAATCCAAAGTAATGCCTGCTTCGTTGATTGTTTCAAGGAATTCAACAGTTTTATCTCTGAAGTCATCCATTGAGTCAAACCCAGCTCCAGTGATATTAACTTTTTCCCAAGCAAAGGCTGACGCAGACATCACGACAACCATCGCTAAAATCATAAAAAATGAAAATAATTTTTTCATAGCAAATCACCTCTATTTCTTTCTCGATTTGTTTACTTTACTTTGTTTCACAGGTTCGTCTTCTTTAGTCTTAACAACCGAAGAATCACTTTGCGGTTCTTCCTTCTTTTCCTTTTTCTCTTCGTCAATTATTTTAAAGTTTTTAGGAAACGAAGACGCCAAATATTTAGCGACATCAAAATCTAATTCTCTAGTTGTTCCTGGAACAAAACTAGCAACTCTTTTGCTGTTATAAATAGTCTCCCCTGTATATTTAACTTTTACAGACATCTGATTCTCCTTCCAAACAAAAGTTAATTTTTTCTAATTACACTTTAGGGAAGTTGTAACCAGTAGCAACAAATGTTTCAGTGCTAGCAAAGACTCTGGAGAATGCAATTCTTTGAGTTGCAACTAAGATATTTTGGTCACGTTCAATATCAAAGTCAGTCTTAACTGTAACACTTCTTCTGTCTCCATACAACATTGCTGGGCGGTAAACTAGATTCATAGAAGTTCTTGTTTTAGTTGAGCCATCATAAACACCTGATAAGTTTAAATCATCTCTGCATTTTTCTGAAACAACTATTGGAATATTATCTATCTTAGCTAGTTCGCCTTTAAGAATAGTAGCATTTGGTCCATATTTATCTACAGTCTTTACACCTTCAACGTCAATTATTTGTAAATATCCACCTATAGAACAAACCAAAGCTAATTCTAATGGGTCAACTCCATAAACGCCCATTTGTCCACGTAATGCTCTAAGCTTAGTTAAGGTCAAAGAATTTTCAAAGTCATAATCTGCTTGAGCTAACTTTCTATAACCCATCCACGCTTTTCTTGAATCGCGAGAATCAGTAACGTCTGAATCTTGATGTGTTCCAGAAGTATCACCATTAATAGTTGCATCTTCTATTGCAAAAGCTAATGCTCTAACAATATCTTTTTTCAATAATGGCAACACTGGGACTATAGAATCTTCGTTCATTTCTTCGGTTAAAATAACTTTTGAAGCAATTTTCTTGGCAGTAAATGTTACTTTTCCACTAGACGTGCTAGACTTTTTAAATCTTGCAGAATCTTCTTCAGTTGCTTCGTCAGCTAAATAAGCTTCTGAACCACCAGCCACGTAAGGAAGTTCATATGGTTGAGTTGGCATAGGAATAGTTTCATGTAAAGAAGCAACCTTTAAAGCTAAATGAACTTGTTCCTGCAATCTTGGGCTTAATTGAGCTGGCACCCAATCTGAATTTTCAGTAGTGTCCATAGCTTTTATAAAGTCTTCACTTCCAGAATATTTCCTATAAAGCTTTGTCTGTCTTGGGTCAACGCCCAGTAAAGAACCAACTATATAAATATCATCTGCTTTTTTCTGAAGCTCCATTTCAATTGGAGTTGCCTCTGATTTCATAAACCAGTTTGGGCTAATTTCAGCTCCACCTCCACCATAAGAAAATCCTGTTCTTCTTTGGCCATAGCCAGCTGATTTTGACAAAGCTACTTTTAAAATTTCTTTAGCTTTTTCTTTGGTCACTGCGGATTTTTGTAAATCAGCAACAACTTGTCTTAGTTCTTCCATTGTTTTCATAGTAGAATTCCTCCTCTCTTTCTTTAAATTATTGTTTGGCTTCTACTAATTCTTTAAAATCATCTAAAGTCATTATGTTACTTTTCAATTCTTCAATTGTCTTTTCAAGCTCTTCAACTTTTTGGTCATCTTGAAGCTTTGATTTGTAGCCATAACCTACAACTTTGCTTAAGGAAGTTACACCTTTAACAATGTCTTTTAACGCAGCGGTTATTGCGTTTGCAGCATCTTTGCTTACACCAACATCCTGTTTTCCGAATTCTTCTCTAATTTCTTTTTCTATTTCAGGACGAAGTTCGTCTTTTATGAGCTCAACTTTCTCTTGGTCATAATTCTTTTCGAACTCTGTTTTGCATTGCTCTTCTACCTGCTTCTTTAAGTCTGGCAACAACTTAGCTTCTACCTCTTTTTCAAGGCTTCTTCTGTCTTCATATGTCAAATTCTCTAATTTTACTGGGTCCATCTTGTGGCCACCTCCTTCATCTTTAATAAACAAATATTTCCTGCGATTTGCAGGCTTCTCAACAAAAGATATTTCTTTAATGTCTAAATCAAAAATCCTGTAACGCATCTCATCACCTCTCTTGTTTCAGTCATAGTTTTCGGCACAACCACCTCCTTGTCAGCTATATAAAAATCTCCTTTAAACATTAAGCAGGAACTCCAATTCCAGGTCCATGAAATGAATAGCCATTTAGTTTTCCTGCTTTAATCATTTCCCAAACCTCATCATCATTAATCTTTGTAGTCATTAACCAAGTTCCAGCCTTTACAAAATTCTCTCCAATTACTTTTCCTTCTCGTTCAATCCAATTCTCTATCACTGCAACTTTAGGGGTAAAGTTCATGTCATGCTGAACTCTTATCTGAGGCCCCTTTTCCATAAAGCCAATCATTGCTTTTTCTATTTCTTCTGGAGAAATAATATCACCATAAGTGTCTTCAGTTTCAGGTTCAACAACTACGCCAGTTACAAGTCTTTTTTCTTCTTCAACTTTTATAAAATCAACAGACCAATCTTTTTCAATAGTTTTCTTCATAACTGTTTTGTCACTACCCCCATTCTTTTTTAAATCTTCTTTCTTTTCTCTATCGTTTATTCTTCTTTTAACTTCAGCAGCCGCAATTTCTTTGATTAAATTTAAATCTTCACAAGTAAAACTTTTTGCTTTATCTGGGTCAGGTGCGTCACTAGGACTTTTCCAAGAACTCAACCCATAGTCCGAAGGTCTTTCTGGATAGCTTCCTTCAAGCGGAGATTTTTCTCCTTTTCTTGGAGCAACTGAATCACTCGACTTAACTTTGCATGATGGTTTCATATTTGCAGCAATCATTGCAATTCTTCTTATTGTCCCTCTGATTGGACCACTAGCTTCAGGAGTTAAAGCTCCGCCATTAACTTGAGAAAAATGTAAGACCCAAGCTCTTCTATACCCACTCACTCCGCCTTTAAATTCGTAAGAACAGTGGGCTCCATAAGGATTTCTAGGACTTCCTGTAAATTTAGTTAGAATCTCTTCAAAACCATTCTTATTGTCCAATAGACAGTCCTTTCTTACAAAATAAAAAAACCGGACAACACTTTAAAGTTGATGTTTCCGGTTTACTTTAATTTTAAGTTTGAGATTCATATATTCTTTTACTGACATTATATCATACACTTCCTAAATTGTAAAATACTTAATTTGATTTTTAGACCTGTTCAAACTCTACTGCAGCCCAGTGCCTATTTCCTTTTAAAAACCCTACATACTTGCCTGCCAAGTCCTTCAAAAATACTTTGTCAAACTCAAAATAATCAATTAAATTTTCAATTGATTTGGCAAATTCTTCTTTCGATCTGGCTATTTGTGATTTTGGAATATCTATCAATTCTGATTTTGAAAACAAATCCAATATTTTTCTTCTTTCAAAGTAAGGCAAATGCATAACAGGTTCTTTGTAAAACATAACATCTAAAACAGCTACATTCAATTTCGCTTCTTTGCCTTCTTCAGTTTTAAAAATATCCTTAATCACCTCATCTGATTTTTTAAAGCAAGATAATTTTTCTTTGTTAACTCTGCCACCATAAGCGCTGACTCCACCAAAGCTGCAATCAAAAACAAAAGGCTTTTCAATCTTACTAAATTCTTCTACTATAGTTGGAAATTGTTTTGCTCTGTCTTTTGCTTCATTGTCAAAATGAATAGATATTTCTCCATCTGAATTTTTCTTGACTAATGCACGAATTCCATCTTGAACTGGTTCAATTGCAACAACTTTTCTGTCTTTACACCAGCTTTCCCAAACATCATCTAAACTACAATCTTTGTTAACTTCAAAAAAGGCTAAAGGCTTTGGCAAAATAGCCGCTTGCTTTGTTTCATTCTTCTTCAAATCTTTAATTGATAAAACTTCTTTTGGTATTAAAGCAAGATCGAACAAAGGAAAGTTTACTCCAACTCCACCCTTCTCATCGTAAATATATTTAGCTACATCTTTATAACCTTCTCTTAAGTGGTTTGTTAGTTCTTTTTCTAAATGCTCGTCTCTGTCTTTTTGCTTTATAACAAATTCAATTTCATTATAATCTTTGTTCTGCTCAACTGCTTCGCCAACTTGAGCAACAAAATCTGGCACTAAAGTTATTTTAGAATAATCTTTGAGCGTCAAAATTGGTCTGTCTATTTTCCTTGTAACAAGAACTGCATTTTCGTAAGCTGTCCTTTCTATAGTCATTGGATAGACAAGTCCTTCTCCAAGTCTTTGAATTTCTTCAATTGTTTTAAACTCATGTTGCTGCTGAGCATCCATCTTTTCTCCTAAAGGAACTATATGAATAGAAATTCTTTTTGCTACTCTTGAAGCTTCATTAATCACTTGTTCTGATTCGTCTACTTTTTCTAAAAGATAGGTGGTTATAACTGCATCAAAGAAGTCGTGAACAAACGGAAGTTCTTCTTCGTAGCCTTGATAAATATTAAACTTATTTCTTCTGCCAAAATTAACTGCACTTTCTGATTTGTCAACGCCAACTGCTTCAAACCAATTTTGAAGTAAAGCTAATAACCATCCAGTCCCACATCCAACGTGAAGAACAGTTTTGCACCTATATTTTTGCAATAAAGAAATTATTCTTCCAGCATCTTCTATTTGCCAAGGCTTTAGTTCTTTAAACATGTTTAAAAAATCAAAATCAAACTTTGTTGAAATATCCTCGCTGCGCTCATCTTTAGAGAAAGATGTATTATCTATAGGCTTAAGACCTTCTAATTCCGCTGTGACAATCCTCGTGATTCTAGATAGTATCTCGTCCTGTTTTTTAGCTTCATCTGGTATCAAATACTTGGCAGACTTTTTTAAATCACTCAAATATTGAGATAACTTCAACAATTCTTTCTTACTAAAATCCTTTGCGTTCTCTTCTGTAATTTCTTCAAAAGCAACTTTCTTAATTGTTTTCCCGTTATCCTTCATTTCTGTTGGCCATTTTCCTGTCAACTGATAGTGTAAAAAAGCACAATAAGCTTCTGGATTTCTTTTATCTTTGTTGTCTTTTACACACTCATCAAAATTGGTATACTTGCCAAATGGCATTTTTCTTCCCTCTCTTTTCTTAAGATTTGAACATTACAAAATATCATCGCTGCGCCCTTCTTTTTTCAATCAAATATATTTAATCATTTAACGAAAATTTTTTAGACCTCATTAAACCTGGTGCATCTAACAAATATTCTAACAAAAATTTATAAAGCTTTTGGTATCTCATCTTGGAGGACACGCGCCATTTGCACAATCTGGGTCTATTTCTCTTGGCTTCTTTTGAATATAACTATTTAGCAACAAACAAATTTCATCTAACTTAATATCGTGGTCTTTGCGAGCATCTGTAAGCGCTCTATCCCCATACTTCAAAGACGATAAAAATTCTATAGCTTTATTTGGACTCATATGTTTTCCTCCTATTCTACACAAAAACAAATTTATATTCTTGGCAAATCTTTAAGGTCTTCTGCAACTACAAAAACATACCCACCTTCTTGGTCTTCACGCACTTCATTATGTTCTTTGTTGTCAAAAAGAATTTCTTTGGGTATGCCATTAGGAAAGGCTTTGCATCTGCCATCTTCTAAATAATACCTACATGTTGTGCATCTTGAAAAGTTTATCGTCATATTTTACTCCTCAAATTTTGACTTAAATTTTTCAAATTGTTTATCACGTTCTCTCACTTTTTTTAAATCAATTTCAAATATAATCTCATTATTTTTGTCATAAGGAACGTGGTGATTAAACTCCCCACTAGCAATATCTGGCGGTATGCCATTAGGAAAGGCATCACAAGTCCCATCACCAAGATAGTGCTTACAAAATTTGCAATCACTAAATTCTCTTAAATATTCTTCATACTTATCTTCAAGCGCTTCATATTGTTTTGCCATTATTTTATCACCGTTATTTTTTTATCGTCAAAAACAACCATTAAATTCCAATCAGTTTTTTGGACTAACTTGCCATTAATAATATCCGCTGATACTGTTGGCGCAGTAGGAAGATAATCATACCCAGATTCTTTGATTAAAGAATTAAGGACTTTTTGAGAAGCTGCATGATGGTTAGAAGCATCTTTAAATTTAGAATATGCTGAGATAGCTTCGTCCCACATCTTTTCTCCAGCTTTTTTAATGGTTCTCATCGAACTTGTGTTACCAAGTCTAGTAGCTTCTTTCAAAGCTTTTGAATAAGAAGTCATTCCTTTTTCTGCGTAATTTTTAGAAGTATACAAAAGGCGATTCGCTTGTGTAGCAAGTTCGTCAAGTTTTTTCTCTGTAATTGGGTTCGTGACATTTATTTTAACTTTAATTGGTTTCAACCCTTTTTGCGCATATCGAGCGGCTACGTTTTCTTGGCCAAAGTAATGCCCTGGACCAAGACATTTGCCATTTATCTGATTGGCAATTCCTTCGTCAATTTTAAATCCAACTTGTTTGATTTTCTGCGTATGGCTTGCAGTTGTTCCATGATAAAATTCTTGTTTAATAGCTGAGTTTTTTGCCCAAGCATCTGCTTCAGCTTGTGTCATGGTTGGCTTCCACTTAACAGTCTTAGGAACAGTTGAGACTACTTTAGATGCTGTAGTCATAGGTTTGTAACTCCCATATATTTCTTTAAAAGGCTAGCAACTTCTGCTGGGACTTTGTCTCCTCTGCTATAAGCAACAAACCATTCAGCTAATCCTTCAACTCCATTAGTAGAACCATAAGTGCTTATCTTTGGCAATTTTGTTTTTTCTAAAGTATCAATTATTCTATTAAAAGCCTTGGTCGAAAGTCCTCTTCTGACCGTCAAAGCATGTCCTATCTCATGAGTTAACACATCTCCAAGATTCTTTGATGCCCAAAATCCTTTGTCGTAATTATTCATTGCCATCTTTGCAAATGATT